CCAGCGCATAGGTGCCGCCCATGCCGAGCGCACCCACGGTCCCAACGGCCCCGAGAGCCGTGGCGGTCGCCGTAACGGCCGAGGTCCATGCGGTCGCCGCCCAGGCGGCGGCGGCGGGGAGAAGCTGCGGCATTACACAACCCTCCAGGCCGCAACGTAGTCGTGGATCACGACCTCGCCACAAACGCCATCAAGGAACCCGAGAGCATTTTGACGGTGGAGGCGGATCGCCATGGCGTCCCCCATCCCGTCGCCGGAAGGCCCGCAGAGCACATCACCCGTTCGCGCTTCGGCCGGCGCGATGCGCGGGAAGTGCTGATCCATGATCTCTGACAGAGACGAGACGCCAAGCTTCTTCAAAGCGCGGCGCGCGCCGACCGGCGTGGAATAGGCGCCTGCCTTCAACAGCGACGGCTTGAAACCGAAGCCTTTCAGGTGGAACGCCAGCATTCGGGCGCAGTCCGTCGCCCCCAGGACCAACGGCTGGCCGTTAAACCGGGCGAAGGTGGCCCCCGTGGCGGCCACCCGCAGCTCTAGCTCTGTCATACCTGGTCGTATCTCGCGTGGTCGTTGCCGCCGCCGATGGAGCCGTTGCCGCCGCCGTATGACCCGCCCGAGCCCGAGGACGGGCCGTTGTAGCCCCAGAACAGCTTCTGGCCGGCGTTCGTGACGTGCTGGAAGGCGCGGGCGTTGGAGCCGTAGAGGTAGGTCCAGAAGGCGTCGTTCCAGCGGTGGCCTTCGTTGTCGTCGAACAGGCGCTCCCAGATCGTCGCCACTTCCAGTTCCAGCAGCGATGAGTTCTGGGCGGGGTTGAACCCGCCGTCGTCCAACTCACCGACGAAGCGGATGTCCGGCTCGCCGATGACCTGACCGGTCTGCCGATCGATGGCGGCGGCGTAGATGGTGACGGGCGAACCCTGGGCGCTGGGCGCGGTCAGGGCGGCGATGGCGGCGTTGCCGGTCGGGAGCAACTGCACGGTCTGGCGCGGCGCCTCGGTGCCCTCGGCTTCAGTGAACTCGCCAAAGCCCGCGATCTTGCCGAAATCGGCGTCCTCGGCCGTGTACGATTCAGCGCCCCACAGCACGAAGCCCGATCCGTCCACCAGCCGGATCGTCTTGCCCGGCAATTCGATCTTAAGCAGATGGACCAGCATCGGATTGCGTGACTGGAGCGCGGCCAGCATGGCCGGAGACATGGACATCAGGCTTCTTCCTCGTCCCAAATCTCGCCGCAGTGGACGCACTCCATCCGACCGAACAAAGGCTTGATGAAGCGAGGCCCCCAGAAGGTGCCCTCACGCTCATGCGACCACTTATGAAGCCCCAGCGCGCACGCGATCGTCCTGAACATCAGGCACGCTCCTTGATGGTGAAGCGGAACGGCAGGTACTTCGACCGGCTCGTGTTCCAGGCCTGTTCGTTGCCCTGAACGAAACCCTCGATCTTGGGCTCGAAATCCAGGGCGGTTCCGGCCGGGGGCTGGCGCCGCAGCATCGGCTCGATCTGCAGGGTCGCCGTGCCGCCGCCACTGGCGGTCACGTCCGCGACCGCGACCTGGTAGAGGTAGGACTCGCCGCCGATGATCATGGAGAAGAACTTCCCCTCCTTGATCACGTCGCCGGGGATCAATCCGCTGACCGGCAGCGACGTACCTGCCGATCCAGCCGAGGCGACAACCGGCGCCCCATATGACCCAGGCTTCACGCCCGGCTCGGGGAAGGCCATCCGTACCGTCTCCTTCAGACCCCGGACCAGCCGCGACAGGTACTTCATGCCGTGCTCGGCGTACTGGGCCGGATAGGTCTCGACGTCGATGGCCCAGCGATCCCCCATGCGCAGCACCTTCGACTGCGGGCCGCCCAGGATCGGATCCTGGTCGCCGCCGAAGCTGACGTAGCGAGGGACCGCCTCCTTGATCGGAGGGCAGGTGGGAAGTTCGATCATCCGACGAGGCTCTGTCTGCGGCGCATCGCGTTCGTGCGCTGTTGGTCCTGGACGGTGGCGACGCCCATGGTCGTAGTCTGCACGGCGACCGAGCCGGAGATGGCCTGTACGCGCGGAACGAAGAGGCCGCCCTCGTCGACGGCCAACTGGACGATGACGGGCTGCTGGCGGGCCGCGTGGGCCTGCTGCGCCCGGTTCATCGCGGCATTGACGCTCGGGATGATGGTGCCGCTGGTGTTCGGAACGAAGACCTCGGGACGCCGCTCGCCGGTGATGTAGGCCTGCCCGCGAACGACAGCGCCGCCGCTGGCGCGCTTCCCGGCGAAGAGGCTGGCGATGCTGCTCAGCCATCCCGTGCCGCCGCCGCCCTGGCCGAAGCCCTTGGCCGCGCTGGCCAGCAGGTCGAACAGGTCGTCCGCCAGATTGTCCAGCATCCGGTCGGTGAAGCGGTCGGCCAGGTTCTCGAAGAAGCCGCCGAGGTCGCCGTCTATCGCGGCCCTGATGCCCTCGGTGAAGGACCGCCGGAACTCGTCGCGGAGAGCCCCTTCGGTGTCTGCGTTGTCGAGGGCGGTCCATTCGCGCCCTGCTTGATCTCGGGCGTCAGCCGCGGACAGCTCCGGGCGGATGCGGAGCAGTTCGTTGATCCGCTCTTCGATCCACAGCGCCCGCTCGGCCACGCGGAGGCGGCCTTCATGCCCGGCTAGGCGTGCCAGTTCCATTTCCAGGGCAAGGCGATCGAACAGCTGATCTTGGATGCGCTGCTGATAATCAGCCTCGCGCTCAATCTGGCGACGACGGCCAGCGAGGATGATGTCGATCTGCTCTTCCGCCTTCTCCCGCTCTTCGGCGGCGACCTCGGCGGCGTTGATGTAGGACAGGTGCTCGCGCGCGCGCTCGGCGGCGTCCTTGTAGCCGGCTGCTTCGTACTGCGCCGTCATCTGCGCCAGGGTCTGGCGCTCCTCGGCTGCTTTGACCGAAGCCGCGTCGCCGGATGCACGCGCGATGTCGATGGCGCGCTGGAGCGCAAGAGCCTGCTGGGCTTCGACGGTCCGCTCGGCGGCCGCCGCTTGTGCGCGTGCGCGCCCAGCCCCTCCGCCTGAACCGCCGCCGACCGGACGCTGTTGGTCCGGCGTCAGGCCAAAATCGGGAGCCGTGGCTAGGGCGTCCCTTACGGCTTTCTCTACTTCGTTGGTCGCGCCTTCAGCCGCGTCACTCGCTAGTGTCTGGACCTCACGCTGAAGACGCACGACCCGTTGCTCGGCGTTCTGAATACCCCGCGGGTTTCGGCCTTCGCGACGAAGGCGTGCGAGACGATCCTGCTCGAACTTCAGGCTGGCCTCGACGACTGAACGATCACGCTCCGGCGCCGGTGCAAAACTGCCGGTTCCAACCAGCAGCCCAGCCCCGGCCGCAGCCACCGGCACGACGCGCGAAAGGATGCCGGCGGCACCGCCTGCTGCAGCACCCTTGGCCGTGGCGCCTGCCCCCCCAGCAGCGCCCAATGCGCCCATGGCTGCCTTCGCGGCTATGGCTGCCTTGATAAGGTCGGACAGCCCCTTGATGACCATCGCAATAGGGCCGCCGGCGGCGACGAGCCCGAGAAGCGACAGGCCCGCAACCTGAACGCCAGAGGGCAGATCGTTGAAAGCCTTGAGCGCGTCGGTGGCCCACGACAGGACCTTGGCGGCCACAGGGAGAAACTGCTTCCCGAAATCCTCAGCCGCCTTGGTGAACTCGACCCGAACGCGCTTCTCTTTCTCGGCCAAGGTGTCGGCCTCGCGGGCAACCTGCCCTTGCATCTCGGCAGACTGACGCAGGATGATGTTCCCGCGCGCGATCGACTTGGCGGCCTCCGAGGCGTTGGTCGCGTTGCCCTTGAATCCCAGGCGCAGAAGCTCAGCCTTCACCGCCGTTTCGTTCACGACGATGCCGAAGCGCTTGAGGGGCTCGGTCTCGCCCGTGATGCCCGAAATGACCGCGCGGAAAGCTTCGGCGTCCGACACGTCCCGGAAGGCGGCAATATCCAGCGACCGCCGCTGAAGTTGATCCACGATCTCCAGCGACTGCCTGGCGTCCACTCCGAGCGCGGTCAGAACAGAGCGAAGCTGGGTGAAGTTGTCTTGGATATCGGTTTCGAGACGACCGAACTCGTTGGAGATGGCAGCGACGGCCGCCGCAGCTTCGGCCGGCAAATCGCGGAAGGTTTGTTCGAACGCCCCCCCGACAGCCTCAGCACGGCGAGCCGCCTGATAGGACATGGCCGTAATGGCACCCAAGGCCACGGTCGCCGCCAGTTGCACCGGCCGGGCGAAGTTGCCCACCTTGGAGCCGAGGTTCGCGAGGTTGCGGTCCAGTTCTCGCTGGCGACGCTCGATGGCGTCAGCCGTACGGTCAAAGGAGCGCTGTCCCTGAGCCAGCGACTTTTCCATACGGCGGATGTCAGCGCCCATCGTGAGGACGAGGCTTTCAATGTCTCGGGCCATGATGCCTCACGAAAAAAGGGCAGCCAGTACGGCCGCCCCTGCGATAGAATTGAGATGATGTTGTCGGGCTATTCGGAAAGCGGCTTACAGCTCTCCTCCCAAATGGCGGAGAAGCTCTCAGGCACGATTTCGTCGGCCATAACCGCGTGGCCGCCCGCGTAGATGAATGGCCGCTTGCCCGCGTAGCCGCCGAATCCGTTCTTGGCGTTTACCGTTCCGCAGACCACTGGCTCTCCCGATAGGCGAGAGACGAACGACTCGAACTGGGCCGATTGCGGATCTTTCAGTTTGGCCTCGATCGCGAGCTCTGCCTTGATCTTCAGATCATCATTCTCAGCCTGTTCCGGATCGGCTGGCGTCCCGCTACAGGCTGAGGCGGCTAGAGCGGCGAGTAAGATGACTGTGCGCTTCATGGTCCCTCCTGAGAGGGAGGATAGCGTATCAAGCGTACTTCGCCATTAGGGCGTCGTGCTCGTCCTCAGACAGACTGGCCGGCTTGTCCTCGCCGCTGCCGTTCACCTTCGCCCATCCTGAAGCCGCCGCAGCAAACTCCCATAGCGATAGGTCATCCACCTCGCGGGGCGTGAACCCTATGGCTGCGCCTGTTCCGTAGAGCGGCGCGAACCGGATCTTGCCGCGCGGGAGCGGGTCTTCTTTTGCCCCCGCGCCTGGGTCTCCCCCGGCGCTTCGTCTCCGGTGCCCACGACCGCCGCCGCGACGATAGCCTGCGCGACAGGGACATGGCCCATGACGGGCGTGTCGTCGAAGTGCGACTGCACGATGCTGGTGGCTTCGTGCGACGACAGGCCGCCGCCGATCAGGCCCTGAAGGATGGCCTCTCGCACGTCATCCACGCGCCATGTGCTCATGGCGTAGCGCTGCAGCAGTTCGAGCGGCCCGCAGTCCGTCTTCTCCTGCAAGGCCCGAAGGCGCCCGAGAGGAAGGCGGAACAACCGCTCTTCGCCCCCGAACGCCAGGGTGACTTCAGCCGCCCGACTCATCAGGCGCCCCCGACGTTCGCGCCGAAGGTGGCGGTGACAGCGCCGTCGGACGACAGCGTCATGGTCGAGTTGACCTTCTCGCCCCGGTTGCCGGTCAGGTCGAACTGGGTCAGGTGGAACGCGCCGGCGAAGGTGATGACGTTGCCCGCCGTGTCGTCGTCCAGGACGATCTGGCAGTTCTTGGCGTCCTCGCTTTCGAACCAGTCCCACAGCTTCTTCACGTCCTGCTTGTGGGCCATGCCGCCGCCGGTCACGTCGACGGACAGCGAGACCTTCTCGCGGGCCAGCCACGCCATGGCGTCCAGGTTGGAACAGTCAGGAATGGTGGCGTCATTGGTCTGGGCGTTGAAGGTGATCCCGCGCTCGGCGTTGATCGTGCAGAGGGCAGTGAAGACTTCCGGCGACGCACCGTCACCGACCTTGAGCACGAGCTTGACCCCGCGCGTGTAGTTCACAGCGGCCATGATGGCCTCCTATGTTGAGGGCATGAAAAAGCCGCCCTGAGGCGGCGGGGTCTGCTAGGCCGAGGCCGTCGTCAGATAAGTGATGCTCAGACTCCGGTGGGCCGTGAGCACATCGGGATCGCTGATCGGGCGGTCAGCCTCGAACTGCCAGTCGTCCATGACGTGGCCGTCCAGCGGAAGTCTCTTCGTCAGCGCCTTGCGGGCGTCTCCGGCGATGGCTTCCACCTTCGCGACGCTCTCTGAAAAGGTGGCCTCGCGCGCAAAGATTTCCAGGGTGACGTTCACCTCGGCGCCCTCGGCGCACTCTGTATCGTCGCCGATCACCTCAACCCTGATCAGGGTGTACGGAAAGATCGGCTCCATGGGCGGCGCCAGGTCGTACAGGCGGACAGCCGACGGCGCGTAAGCCGCCGCTGTTCCAGCCCTCAGCGCGGCGTCGACAGCGACGCGGACGGCAGTGGCGATGTTCACTTGATCGCCTCCTGCACAGCCTTCTTGGCAGCACGGTTCATGCGGGCCTTGAAGCGCCGTCGTTTCAGCCGATAGGCGGGCCAGAAGAAGGGTCGTGGCGCTGCCCGGCCGTGACCGAACTCCACCCAGGAGGCGTAGAAGGCCTCGTTGCTGCCGGCCGAAATCCGACGGCTGATCTTGGTTTCGTCCGACGCGTCTCGCTGCTTGATCGAGGAGACAAGCGCCCCATCGTCGATCGGCACGAAGTCCTTGGCCGTCTCGACCATCTCGTTCGCGTTGATCTCCAGTTGCCGTTCCGCAGCCTTGCGTACGCGCTCAGGGATCGCCCTCAGCCTCTTCCTCAAACGGTCGCGGTTGGAGAAGCCGGCCATCAACCTACAACCCCGCCCGACACGGCCAGGACGTTGCGATACCCTGCGTCCTTCGCGGGCACGGCTGAGGTGACGTTGAAGGCCTCGCCAGTACGCGTGTTCACCATCCGCATGGCCGGGTTGATCGTGCGGGCCTGTGTGCTGTCGCGCACCGTCACGCTGACAGGCTGGCGCTTCTCCAGGCGTTGGGCCAAAGCGACCTCCGAACCGCGCAGGTATTCGATGTTCGCCCAAACCGTGAACCCCGGCGTAAAGGGGCCGAGGGGGTCGCCGTTCTGGTCGGGCGTGCGGCTGTCGAAGCGAACGCGGTCGCGTAGCTTCCCGGCGCCCATAGTCATCCGCGCTTTGCCTTCGGCAGCGAGCGACCTTCATGCTCGAGCGCATCTCGCGCCGGCGGATCGATCTCTTCCAGATCACCGTCCGCCTTCATCTGCTCGCCCCAGGTGCGCTTGATCGTGCCTTCCCATCCAGCCTTATAGGCCACGGTGATCCGGCGCTCTTCCGGCGGCGTCCAGTTGCGGTCTCGTTTGAAGCGAACGCGCATGGCGGGTCTCCTCAGACGCGAATGATGCGGTAGGGGCGCAGCAGGTTCTCGACCGCGGGGTTCAGCGCCACGATCGTCCCAGTAATGATGGACTCCCGTGAGTTGTAGAGCCCGGCCATGGTCAGCAACGCCGCCGCCTTGAAGGCGGGCTCCGCGCCCTGCGGCACCAGCTTGCGGTCGCAGAAGTCGAGGCACGACAGAACCGCAGCATCAGCGTAGGTCTCGATCAGCGTGTTCTCTTCGTCGCCGTCGACGCGCAGGTGCTGCTTGGCCTCGTCCAGGTCGAAGAGCGGGCCGGCCGTCAGGACGACGACGTTCAGCATCAGGCTTCCGCCTTATTGGCCAGCTTCGGCGCGGCCTTGTTCTTGGCGGGCGCCTCGGCCTTGGCCTTTACGGGCTCAAGCACGCCATTGGCGACCAGATGCGCGACCTCAGCGGGGTTACCCTCGTACGTCTCGCCCGCCTGATAGGTGCGGTCGAACAGGACTTGCCGGGTGACTTTGAACTTGTCGGTCATGGTGGGCCTCCTTGCGAGGCGGTCGGAGAGGCCGGCCGCCACGAAAAAAAGGCCCGGCAGGCGAACCCGCCGGGCTTTCAGTTGGGGGAGATCAGGTGACGCGGCCGAAGTCGCCGTAGATGAAGGCTTCCGGACGGTAGACCGCGAAGGCCAGACGCTCTTCGGCCAGGATCGTTACGAGGTTCTTCGTGAAGTCGTCGTTCACGTACCCAGTTTCGACGCGAGCGTCCCAACGGTCGAAGACCTGGGCGCCCAGCTTGAAGGCGCCGGTCAGGAACTTGTCGACCGCGATGGCCTGGGTCGTCACAACCGGCAGGCCCCACAGCGTCGGAGCGATAGACCCTTGCGGGTTGCCGATGATGTAGCGGCCGTCGCTGTCCTTCAGGGTCTCGATGAAGGCCCAATCGATCGGGTTCATGACGTGGCCGGTCGCTGGGTATTCGGCGAGGGCTGCCTGCAGCATGGCCAGACGCATCATATCGATGCTGGTGGCGCCGGTGATGGTGATGGGCGCGGCATAGGCCGTGGCCTGCGGGATGATGCCGTGCAGGTTTTGGCCGGTGCCCGAGCCGTTCAGCAGTTGCTGCTCTTCGACGTACGAAAGGCCGTACAGCAGCCGCTGATCGATGGTGGAGCGCAGCTGCGAGACGTCACTGAGAATTTGGCGCGAGGCCTTCATCCAGTGAGCGATGACCTTGGCCGAGGTCGTGACCAGATCGAACTGCAGGTCCGACTCGGGCTTGGCGGCAGCTTCTGCCACCGGCGCGGCGTTGTTGTTGAACCCCGTTTCCTTGACGTATTCCAGGGTCGAACCATCCATGCGGCCCTGCGAAAGCAGGTCACGCACGGTCAGCCGGCGCTGGGGCAGCTCCAGAATGCCCGGCAGGCGCGTGGTCTGCACGGCGTCACCGACCGAGCCCGCAGCGGCAGTCGTGGCCGAGGTCAGCGTGGCCTTGATCTGCATGTCGCCGCGCTGGGCGGTTTTCGCGAAGCCGGTGGCCTCGAACCCCTTGAAGCCGTCCGACTCGACGAACTGCTCGCCAATGGACTTCTGGCGGTCGTCCTCGGTGGGACCGCCACGAGCCATCTTCTGCTCCAGCTCGTCCAGGCGAGCCTTCGCTTCGTTCATGCCGGTCAGGGCGTTGTCGATGACCTCTTTCTGAGCGGCCGACTGATCGGCGCCCTTCTGAGCTTCAGCGACGGCCTTCTCGGCCATGCCCTTGACCTCGTCGAACTTCTTCTCGAAGTCGCCCTTGATCTCGGCGGCCAGTTCGGCAGCCGACTTGGTTTGATCGGTCATGCCGATCTCCTTTCGGTTCTGTGATTGAAGAGCCTGCCGCTCGCAGCGGTCAGGCGAGGGTGGTCAGCCGCGCAGGGCCTTCAGGAAGTCCAGCGCGTCATCCGCCTTCGCCTCGGGCTCGCCCCGAAGGTGTGGCGTCGCCTTGCATGCGATTGCGGTCGCAAGGCTCTTCGAGAACCCTGCCTCGCGCAGGAGATCCTCAAACTCGCGGACCGTGGGCAGCGCGCCCCGGTCCAGAATGGATTTGATGCTTTCGATCCGCGCCCGCTCGTTCGCGCCGAACGTGACGAGAGACACTTCGCGCAGGTCCAGCTTCAGAAGCTTGAGGACGCCCTGTTTGTCGCCATGCGGCGCGGTCTGGATGACGCGGTAGCCGATGGACAGGCCGTCCATGGCGCCCTCTTTAACCAGCCCGTAGGCCTCGGCCGCCCGGGGCGACACGTCCTTCAGCAAGCGCCCCTTCAGATACAGGCCCTTGCTGTCCTCCGCGATGTCGTCCCACACGCCGATGGGCTGCCAGCTGTCGTGCTGCCACAGCATCTTGACGGTCTGGCCTTTACGCCGGCGCTCGACCAGGGAGGCCGCGAAGGCCCCCGGCTCGACCTGTTCGTTGTAGCTGTCGACGACGCCGAAGACCGAACCGTAGCCTTCGATCGTGCCGTCTTCGGAGATGGCCTTGACGTCAAGCGCCAGGCCGCTGTCCTTGGTCAGGAGCTTCATTCATTGCCTCCGGCGACAAGCGCTGGCAGGTTCGCCATGTTGATCGGGATGTTCTGCGACTGCATGCGGGGCACCTCGCCGCCGGCGACGGGCGGCAGGTTTTCCAGCCCACGCACCTCGTTGATGGTCATGGCGCCGATCTGGGTCATGGTCCGATAGAACTCCGAACGGCCCTTGCTGTCCGCGCGCAGCAGCCCTTCAAGATTGAACTCGACCACGATTCCCGCCGCCCGATCCGCCGGGGTCAGCAGCTGCTTCATGATCGCCTGTTCGATGCGCTTGAGGCGGCGGCGCAGGGTGAACTTCTGGAAGCGGAGCGTCTGCTCCTCCAGCCCCGTGCCCCAGCTCGTCGACTTCTCGGTGTGGCCGATCATGTGAGGAGGGACTTCGAAGAAGCGACAAATCTCCTCGACGCTGAAAGACCGGCTCTCCAGCATCTGGGCGTCCTCCGGAGAGAACGAGACCTGATGCGGCGTCAGTCCGCCTTCCAGCAGCAGCGGCCGCCCGGCATTCATGGCGCCCGCGTGCTTCTCCTGCAGCGCCTTCTCGACGGCGTCACGGACCTCGCCAGGCAGCGTCCTTTCCGCCGGCGGCGTCAGGATCAGCGACGGGCGGACGCCGTTAGCGAAGGTGGTCTGTGCTGCGCCGTTGATGGCCAGCGACAGGCCGAAGACCTGGCGGCCGTAGCTCAGCGTCGACATGCCGCCGAGCGGCGAGCCGCCGAAGCCGCGCACATGAAAGACGTTCTCCTGCGGCTCGTCGTAAGACTTGCCGTTTTCGGTCCAGCGATAGCGCAGCGCCCCGTTCGCCTGGCGGGTGACGGTCGGATCGACAATCGGGTGCAGCGCGACAATCCGGCCCCCGCTACGCTCGATGTGGGCGTGCATGTTGCCGCGCAGTTCAAGCGCCGCTTGGCCGCCCTCCCAGAAGTCTAACGCCGTCTGGTCATAGTTCGGAGAGTCGTGCAGGACCCTGTAGAGCGCGTGATCCTTCGCCACCGTGCGGTCGCCGTTGGCGTCGGTCCGGTAGACCACGATGGGCAAAGACGCGATGGTGCCGGCCAGCAGGTTGACGCAAGCCCAGGCGGCCGAAAGCCCAAGGATGCCGTTCTCCGTCACCGGCACGCCCGCATTGACGGGCTCGACCCACCCGTAAGGGCGCGTCGTGGAAAGGGTTCGGACGGTTCCGGCGGACTTCATGCCGAGAGCGCCCAGGGCCTTACCGATCAAACTGCCACCCCAAGGCTGGCGAGGTAGTCGTTCCATCCGTCACCTCGCGCTTCCGGATTGCGGCTCATCAGCATGGCCGCATTGAACAGGGCGACCAGGGGATCGATCTTGGCCCGCCCGGCGCTTTCCTTCGTGATCAGCACGGCGCCGCCGCGGACCTGCGCCTTCGCGTTCCCGACACACCAGGTCATCATCCGCCGCCCGCCGTGGCGAAACGTTCGGTTCTTCAGCTTGATCTCCAGCCCCCAGGAGGCCGGCGACAACGCCGATCCCTGACGAATGGAAGAGAGCAGGTCGCCCTCGATCTTCCGAACCGCCAGCTCGTCAATCAGGGCGGCGATCCCGAACGGGTCGAGGCCGATGCCGTACTTCTCCGGGAACAGGCCGGATGCGAAGACCTGCTCCAGAATGTCCGCGGCCTCCCGGATGGGCTGAAGCGGATCATCACAGATGACCAGATCTCCGTCCGCCTCGAACTCCCGCAACTGGGTCGCGATGTCCTGTCGCCGTTGCAGCACGTCGTCGTGAGCCCAGGCCCGCGACCATGACAGCCAATCGCGTGTTTCCCGGCACCTTCCGATGAGCCCCAGCCCCATCAAGTCGTCCAGTCCGCCGCCGTCGACGCCGCCGACCACCACCTCTGACCGGGCCAGCAGCTCGTTCAGCGTCAGCGTTTCATCGACCGCTCCTGGCCAGTGGTCTGCCCCGGCCCAGCGATCCTGCGCCAAGCGGAGACCGATCTCGACGTTGAGGTGTTTCGAGAGAAAGACCTGAAGCTCGCCGCCAGTCGCGTTGATGACCTTCTGCAGCTCATCGACCAGCCAGTTCAGGAAGACGGACCGCCCCATGTTCGGGTTGGTGATGTAGAAGTTGGCGGGATCGAGATAGGCCTGAGCCTCAATCATCGCCTCGGGGTACTCATAGATCAGCGGCAGGCTGGCCGGGTCATGGATGCGCCCGTCGCGCACACCCCTGAAGTAATCCAGCTTCGTCTTGAAGACGCCGGCAGGCGCCTCATCCGACTGGGTGCTCGCCCAGATCACGAACCCTTCTGGCCTCGAAACAAGGCCCCCGGTCGCCTCCCTCAGCATGGCGTCGGCCTTGGGGCGCTTGCCGAAAATCCAAAGCTCATCAACGAAAATGAACCCGGCCTTCTTGCCCCCGACCGTGTCCGTATCCGCCGCGACGACCTTCAGCACCGCCCTCGTCGTTCGGTGCATAATGGTCCGTGTGTGCTCCTGGATGTGCATCAGCACGACCAGGTCTTCGTCCTCCAGGATCATGTCCCGAGCAGGCTCGAAGGCGTTGTTCGCGATCTCCAGAGTCGGCGCCAGGATCAGCAACTGGGCCGAATGACGCCAGTTGCGAACCAGGGCGGTCACCATGATCCCCGCCGCGATCGTGGACTTCGAGTTCTTCTTGCTGATGAGCAGGAAGAACTCGCGGATCAGGCGCCGCCCGCTTGCGGCGTCATAAGCGCCGAAGATCGCGCGAACGAAGTCAAAGACCCACTCCTCGCAGGCCTCGCCGAAGGTCGGCTTGCCCGGCGCATCCACGATGCGCAGCGACTTGAAGACGCGAAGCGCCTCCTCGCCCTCATCAACGAAGAGCGGCGCGGGCAGCAGAGAGCGCCTGGACACGATCCTTTCGCGCCAGTCCAGGCAGGCCGTCGACCACTCCATGACTTACTGCAGCTTCGGCGGCGCCGGGGTCGCGAAGATGCCGCCGACGCGCTCGGCGGCCGCCTGCCGCTCCGCCTTGATGCCCAGGACAGGCGCCTTCTCCTCGCGCTGACGAACCCGGTTCGCGGCGGCCTTGGCAGGCCCCTTGCCGAACTCCTCGCGGATGTAGCGCGCAGCGCTGACGTTTCCGGCGATCGCCTTGCGCCACATCGCCTCGTTCAGCACCGCCTGGGCGAGGTCAGCGCCTTCCTCAAGCTCCCGAAAATAATACTTCCTCAGGGTAGGCTCGCTCAGACCAATGCGGCTCGCGATCACCTCAACCGTCAGGCCGGAGGCTTTCAAAACTGCAATGTTTTCAGCTATTTGCTTCATCCAGCGATGACGCTTTCGCCCCCGCCGGTCCTTCGGCGGCGTCCACGGGTTGCCCCACAGATCGACATCGCCCTCGTTTTCATCGCTCATCAGAAAAAAATCCCTGAGTGAGGGGGGTGCCGGTCTCTGAGCGGAAGGGCTCCGAACTTTCGACACCCCCCTCCCGCGCGGCCGGGGAGGGGGAGGTGCCCCGGTCAGTCCCAGACGCCGCGATGATGCAGGCTGGCCTGCTCTTCGCGCTGGATCTCGCTGTCGTGGACAGCCTTGCTGACCGTTTCCAGATTATTGATGTCCCAGAACAGCTCTGCGCTCCCGCGATGCGGTCGCTTGTGGTTGACGGTCGGGCTGTCCGGCGCAGGATATCGCCCGCCCAGCACCTGTCCGGTGCGCTGACACGTATAGGCGTCCCGGATCAGCACTTGCTGACGCAGCGCCCGCCAGCGCGCCGTCTTGTACCAGGCGCGCCAAGCGGCCCCGCTGGACCGCGCGTCGCTCCGCACAGGCTCATCCGCCGCCCAGCCAATCTTGGAGCGCGGCGCGCCGATGAGCGGCGGCAGGCCCTTCAATCTAGCCATGTGAACTCGCCCGAGTGTGGCAGGCCTTTCGGTGAAGACCGGCTCAGTCGGTTGCCGCCGACCGTTACGCGAGCCGCCCGCATCGCCGTTGCTTTCTCAGCCTAAGGCCCGCCGTGGTGTCCCTGCCGCGCTCGGAGCCGGCCCAGGGTGATCAGATGCGGGAAGAGGTCCAGATACGCCAAGCCCGCCGAGACGAGGGTCTGGCGGGCTCAAGGCGCATTTCTGAATGTGCTGAATCAGATGCCCTTAGCGGCCCTGATTCGCAAGCGCCTTTTTCAACTGCTCATCCGTGGTCCGCAGCAGCGGACCCGCCACGCGCAGCGCCAGGGCCAGCCGACGCACGTTCGCGGCCCGCACATCGCCGCCGCCGCCCAGCGTCCTGATCGTCACCCCGCGACCGGCTACGGCGTCCAGCACACACATGGTCCGCTCGTCTCCGATCGCCGCTTTCACCAGCCGTAGGCGCAAGGCCGCGTAGCCCCGCTCCAGCGCGGACCACACCGCCCCGTCGCTGCTCATGCGCGGAGCGCCTGAGCGTTCGTTGAGACTGGACCCGACCGAAGCCTGCGCCTTGGCTACCATGCGGCGATACAGCATCCCGTCGGCAAGCGCCTGATCATCGAGAACGCCTGACTTCCACTGGCTTTCCAGCCCGTCGACGCGCTTGGCCCGCGTCGCTGTCTCGACCTTCAGCACCGGTTCGCCCTGATGGCGCAGCACGGCGCCATGCGCGTCGCGCACGAAGCTGGCCGTCTCAACGACCTCCAGCGTCACGCCGGCATCGGCCCCGCCGAGAACCTCGACCGTCTCGACGATCCCGTCCGCAACCGCCTTGGCCTCCCGCGCCGCCGCCAGCTGGCGTTCGACGCGGCGTACCATCGCTGACGCCTGACGCCGCTCCTCGATCGAGCCCTGCGCCAGCACGGCCGCCCGTTCGAGCGCCACGGCCTGAGCCCGGTTCAGCGCCTGCCCGTTCACGATGTTCCGATCAGCGTCCAGCACGGTCGCCGCATGGGCCAGCATCTTCGCCGCCGCGCTCACTGCCTTAGCCATGACGCACGCCTCCCTGACCGCCGACGTCGACCGTTGCCCGCAGAGCCTGCAGCGCCCGACCCGCTCCCTCCCTCAGCCGCTCGGCCGCCACCGATGTGGAAGCCAGCACCACGCGCCGCTCCTCATCCCAGCCCGCACGGTTCAGGTAGCTCGCGACGGCCGCCGCCCCCATGGTCGCCGTCACGGCCACGGCCACCTCCGCCGGTCCGGCCCAGATCGCGCTTCCGGTCGCTGGAGTGGCTGCGGGCTCGACCGACAGCCACGGCTCATACCGCCCCTCGTCCAGCCAGCGGTCCAGGTTCATCGCCTTGCCGCGCCCGAAGTCGGGATCGCGAGCCACGGCGGCCAGCACGGCCGAAAGCAGTTGCTCGCCGGTCAGACCGGATCGCTCCATCGCCGTCAGCCAGGCGCGCTCCACCGGCCGAGGGGCGACTCGTTCCGGGGCCTTGGTCGCCCAGGCCTCGCACGCGCCAGCGCACGCGCGCGCCTGCGATGAGGGTTTCAACCCTTGAGTAATTTCCTTCCCTATTTGGGTGACGCCCGTGTCACCCCGCGGGGTGACACCCGTGTCGTCATGGGGTGACGCCCGTGTCACCCCATCGCCCTCCCTTGGGGTGACGTCAGTGTCACCCCAAGGGGCCGCTTCACGCTCGGCTTTCAGACGACGAATCGTGCTCGCGTGGCCCGTCTCGAGCGGCATCCGATAGATGGGATAGACCCGGCCCAGATAGACCTTCTTCTCGCCCGTCTCGATCAGCAGGCCCATGCCCTTGAGGGCGCGCAGGCCGCGCTGCACCGTCCGCTCCGACACCTCGCATTCCAGCGCCAGCACCGGCACGGCGGCCCACACTTCGCCTTGGGCGTCCGCCCAGGCGGCGATGGTCTTCAGCACGTCCTTGGCGTTCCGGTCGCGGTTGCCCTTGGCGTCCCGGCACTCCTGCGCCTTGGCCCAGGTCACGGCCACGTCGCTCATGCCCGGCCCTCGTCAGGAACCAGACGCCCGGGCCCCATCTCGGCCCACGCGCCGATCGGCGCAGGCCGTTCCTTGCCCGCAACCTCGACCAGTCGCCCGTCCATCACCCGTTCGATCAGGCTGATCGCCTCGGACAACTCGCGCTGCTCCGCCATCGTCTGGGCCAGCAGCTGGCGCCGATGCGCCGGGTCTTCGACCTCCAGCGCCCGGTCATTCAGCAGCTGTCGGTGCACGTCCAGGACGGCCCGCCTCTGCTCTCTCAGGATATTCAGCGCCGCCTGCATGGCCGCACCCCCAACGCTTGAATCACACCCAACCCCGGTCGCGCGCCATCCAAGTGGGCAGCGTCCAGATGTTCTCGTCCCGGCCTTCGCCGCGACGGCATTCGCTTTTCGGCACCCAACGCGCCTCGCGTCGGTCCATGGTCTCGGCCAGCAGCCACGCGGCGGCGGTCTCGCCGTGCAGGACCATCGCCAGCAGCACCTCGCGGTCCGCCTGGCGGCGCGGCGGGTCGTGGCCGAACAGATCGCCCGTCATGCTGCGGCCCTCGCCATTCTGCGGCCGATATCGCCGCAGTAGCGAGGCTCGCGTTCGATTAGGAGCGACCGCTGCCCCTCGAGCTGAGCCGCTTCGCCGGTTGTTCCGCTGCCGGCGAAGGGGTCGAGGATTACAGCGCCCGGTGGGGCGATAAGCCGGCACAGCCACCGCATCAGCGCGATCGGCTTGACCGTTGGGTGCGTTGAGCCCGCCCGCTCAGCGCTGGACGCCTTCGCGGCATAGAAGAACCGAATGGCCGATCCTGAATCGCTACGTGGCGCTGTAGGGCGGCGACGAGATCCGGTGAAGGCGCCGTAGACGTTCTTGGTCAGCCGGGCTGGCTCATCCCCGCGTATCCTGCCCCTCTGACCTGGAGCGATTGGAAACGCCTCTGCGACTTCCTCTGAACCGTCATGAATGAAGTTGGCCGGCCATCGACCCGCCGCGCCGCCATCAACCCGGCAGCCGTCGATGTTTAGGGCGCCGACGCCCCAGCGTGAGAGGTTATCCGAAACCGAACCGTCAAGCGGCTTTCGCGCCAGCACGATGGGTTCATGGGCGGGCTTCAGGGCGGTGCCCCAGCCGTCGAAGGCGCCGTGCTGCCAATGGGACTTGGGAAAGCCAGACCCGTAAACCCACGCCAGCTGATCTCGGATTTCGAACCCGGCATCTTCGACCGCGCAGGCAAGCCGGTGATAGGTCCGCGTTCCCCCAAAGGCCGCCAAGTGCGCGCCGGGCTTCAGGACGCGCCAGACCTCTCGCCAGAACTCAGGGTCGAACGCGGTTTCGCCTGTATCCCAGGCCTGCCCCATGAAGCCGGCGGACGCGCGAGCATAGGCGCCCGTTCCGTTGGTCCGGGCCGGGGCGGCGTTCGGCGACCCGAACCGCTGAACGATAGCGGTTAGAGCATAGGGCGGATCGGTGACGCAGCCGTCCAACGAGCAGTCAGGCACGCCCCTCAGGACGTCTCGACTGTCTCCGCAGATGATCTGCCCCCCCATCAGCACGGACCGCCAAATGCAGCGAGCGCATCGTCCGCAGTCGGCCATGTCCGCCACGCCAGCCGCTCAAAGCAGCCTTCCGCATGTTCCGCGCGTCGGAAGCCGAACGCCTCCGGCCGACAGCTGACCCGGTCCGCCGCCAGCACCTTGCCGTTCCTCAGGCGCACCCCCATCGGCACGCCGTCGTCGTCGACGGCCGCCACCGGCCAGGCGCACCACAGGCCGACCGTCGCGTTGAAACAGGTGACCAGCAGGTCGTCCGCCTGCAATCGCTTCGGCGGCCCGCTCGGTCTGGATGGAAAGCGGATGACCTCGGCGCTCATGCCGCACCCGACCGACGGCAGGCGCAGTCCGGATGGCGAAGCCTCAGGACGCGCGTCAGAAACGAGATCCGACCGGGCGAGAAGCGTCCGAAACTTGTCGCGACCTCCACCCGGACGAACTCGTTCTGGGGTTCGAAGACCCGCAAAGGGTCGATCCCGGCGCTGCGACTGGACCGCACCAGCGCCTGCGCAAGACGTTCCGTGGAAACCATTGACGCCTCTGCACTCATCCCCACACCTCCGGGCGCCCGGCATGGGCGCGATTGAAATCCTCGGTCGCCATCTGCGTCAGACGCAGGTCCAGAAAGGCCGCCCCGTCGCTGACCATGTTCGCCATGTCGTGACGCAGGGCCTGGGCCGTCTCCCGCCGCGCAAAGGCTCGCGTCACCCGGATGAAGGCCTTGGCCGCGTCCGCCGTGGCGGCGCCCGCCTCGCGCTCGAACAGGGCGGCCGTGGCGGCGTTGATCCGGTTGGCCAGGCTGGCGCGCCGCAACTGGGCGGCGTCGCCGTCATCGCCGCGATCCGCATCGGCGGCGCACTGGCCGGCGAGCGTCAGCAGGTCTCGCCATTGCGCACGCGTGCTGAGGCTTGCCGAGCGGACGGTCGGCTTTCGGCCGTTCCACCCGCTCGTCATGGCTTGCCGCCCCTGAACGTCACCCCGGCCAGCGCCGCGACGGCGGCGACGCCTTCCGGGGCCAGAGCGAACCCTTGCGGGGCGTTCGCGAACCGTACGCCCCGCCCTTCCGCGACGACCTTCGCCGCCCTGACCACGTCATAGGTGGCGCCGCCGCCGGCGATGCCCGCCGCCAGAACCTTGCTGGTCAGCCTCGACCCGTTCGCATGCCACAGCCGGGCCAGGATCTCGGCGTCCTGCCGGGACAGCCCCGCCTTGACCAAACCGGCCCGAACCTGATCTCGGGGCGTCAGGTCCGCCTCACGCCTCAGGCTGGGATCGACCCAGGCGCTGTCGTGCAGGCGGCGCAGATCGCGCTCGGGCGCGCCCGTCATTCGGGCGATCGCGCCCCAACCGGCCCCCATGCCGCGCTTCTCGGCGACAAAGGCCGCGCTTACGTCCTCGGCCCGGGTCATTGCACGCCCCGCTTCATCAGCGGCGTCAGGCACAGCTCGACGTCGTCCAGGTGGCGCCGTCCTTCCTGGACGATCGCCATCAGCCCGGCCGCCTCGGCCGGATCGATCTCATTGTCGTCCGCCAGCGCCTCCCGGATATGGCCCTGCAGCTTCGCCGCGGTCTCCGTGACCTCGCTCGCCTCGTCCCGGAGTTCGCCGGGCGTGCCTGTCGACGGGCGGGAGTTGATGATGGCCTGCGTGACCATGTGCTGGCCGCAGAAGTTCTCAAGGCAGTCGACGATGTCGATGGGCAGCAGGTCCGGCGCATTGGGGTTCTGGCACCGCGACAACTGCTTGACCGAATAAG